AACAAATTGCGATTGAACGTGGATACAAATTGGGATGGGTATCAAAAATAGCCAGAGTAAAAGGAATTAAAAGATAGGAGACGATAGTATGGAAAAAGAGCATGAATTGCAAAATAAAATCAGATTAGAAATATCAAAGCATCATTTGGGAACAATCTTCAGGGCTAATGTAGGTCGTGGATGGACCGGACAGGTTTCCAATATGGTTATGAACCCCGATACAAATAGAATCATGATTACCAATCCACGTCCTTTTAATACGGGGCTTCCGGTTGGATTTCCGGATCTATTTGGGCTGAAGACAATCGAAATAACTCCGGATATGGTAGGAAAATCCATTGCTGTATTTGTCGCCTTAGAAATAAAGGATAAGGGTGGCAGGGTAAGTGAAAAGCAAAAAAATATGCTGTCTTTTTTACAGCAGCAGGGAGCGAGGGCCGGTATTGCCCGTAGCATGCCCGATGTTATCCGTATTTTAAACGGGGAGGTAAAAGATGTCTCTCAACATAAAACAACAGGATGTACTAAATAACAATGAATTAGTCTGGATGCGATAATTATGGATACGAAATTCTTCGACAATATATATAAAGGGATGACCGGGTACGTGTACCTGTGGACACCGCAGAAAAAATTATCGTATCAATTCCAGGCAACGGATACGGTGGCAATTATGGATAAGGCTGCCGCGTTGTCTAATCAGAAGATGGACGTATTTTATTCTGTTGGCAGCAAAACGCATGCCTTGAAATCCATCCGTGACCGGGCTAAGCAGCAGGAAATAAGTCAGATTGGAGTCTTATGGGCAGACGTTGATATTGCCGATGAATCATCACATGCAGTATCTAATTTACCGCCGGACATCCCATCAGCCTTATCCTTGATTCCAACCAATTTAGAGCCATCTGTTGTTGTCAGCTCTGGGCATGGACTGCATGTTTACTGGTTGTTAGACAATCCGGTTACAATCACCGATGATAATCGTCAGACTGTCATGGAAACAAGCAGAAAAGTACAGCAGTTGATTCGCAATAATGCAATACAACGTGGGTGGCATGTAGATCCGGTTGCTGATTTGTCACGCATTTTACGTGTTCCGGGAACGATGAATTATAAATCTGTTCCGATACCTTGTGAAGTTATTGATACACAGTACGACCTGCGATATGACTACGATATGATGGCATCGTTGAAAGTAGATGTTCCTGTCGTAAATAATCCGCGAGGAAGCGGTTTTGAACGTCGGCAAACAGATGGTGATGCAAAGTACATGCTAATGAATTGTAGATTCCTGCAGCATTGCCAGCTTGATGCGGATACCTTGACGTATGACGAATGGCTGTCCATGCTGACTAATGTTTCCAGGGCTTCAGATGGAGTTCAGGCGTGCCATGATTTATCAAAAATAGACAGCAAACGGTACAACGAACGTGGTACTCAGGATAAAATTGATGAGGCATTGGGGAACATGGCGCCGGCAACATGTGAATATATTCAAAAAACACTGCATTTTAACGGATGTGAGGATTGTGGGGTTAAGTGCCCGTCCGGATGGTCACTGGCTAAATTGCCGAAGGCTAAAGCGATTGTACGCAATATTACGATACCATCGGCAGAAACCGTATTTACTCCGGATGTTATTGGCAGCCTGGCCATATTGCAGGATAAAGATAGTATGGAATTCGCAAAATTCAAGGATCGTTGCCGTGGGCATGTAAACCTTAATGATTTATCAAAAGAATTATCCAAGAAACGACGCGGATCCATGCATGTCGTCAAGGACCATGCTGATGTGGGAGATGATGCCAGAAAAATAACGACACAGTCTATTTTAGGGGACTGTCCGATTGATTTGATCGTCCCACCTGGGTATTCATTTGCTGTCACAGGAATTGATGCTATCAAGAAAACTGAGGGCGGCGGGGAAATGAGGAATCTGGCCAGTGGATCCCCGATTGTCATAACCGGACGTATTTTCAATATGGATACTGATCAAGAAAAGGTTGAATTATGTTTTAAATATTTTAATCAGTGGCGCCGGATAGTACAAGCACGCAGCGTCATATTTAATAGCCGCAGCATTATCAAAGTATCTGATTACGGCATCGATGTAACATCTGAATCCAGCAAATATCTTGTAAAATATTTGCAAGAGCTGGCCCATGTCAATATCGATACGATACCGTTACTATACAGTGTATCAAAAATGGGTTGGCGTAATCACGACACCGAATTTATTTTACCGACCCGGTCTGAATATCGCATCGATCTGGACGATGAGGGAGATATTACATCAGCTTTTACGGAATCAGGAACGATGGAAGGATGGCTACAATTAGCAACTGAAGTTCGGCAGCATCCATATGCGAGGCTTGTAATGGATGCGGGATTCGCTGCCCCGTTGCTTCATATTTCGCCGCATAGACGGAATTTTATTTTATATTTTTGGGGTACATCCGGAGGTGGTAAAACAGCGGCAATAAAATTTGCATTATCCCCGTGGGGAATGCCAGACCAGCTTATGACATCTTTCCTCACGACCAAAAACGGGCTGGAAAGACGACTTGAACTCATGTCTGATTTCCCTGTAGGAATTAACGAACGGCAGGTTGCCGGCGGCGGACGGGAAAAGCAGGACCAGTTGGAATATATTGCATACATGCTTGAAGGCGGAAAAGGGAAGGGGCGAGCCAATAAAACAGGCCTGCAACGTACTTCTTCATGGCGTGTTATCGGCATTGCCAACGGGGAAGAACCATTGACAAAAGAAAATTCGATTCAGGGCGTAAAGAACCGGGTATTGGAAATAAATACGTCACCGATTCTTCCTGATCCGTTGGCCAAGAAGTGTCACATGAATATAAATTATGGCATTTCCGGACCTAAGTTTATTGATTGTCTGCTGCAGCAAAAGCAATACGTTGGCATCATTTTTAATGATGTGTATTCTTTTTTGGCTGGAAAGTACAGCCATAATTCAGAATCACACCTGTCGGCAGTAAGTTTGCTGGCTACTGCAGATTATCTGGTAAGTATATGGTTGTTTGAAATGTCGCAACAGGAAGCGATGACACAGTGCCTGGAAGTGGCTGGTACTGCATTGACAGCTTTACCGACAAAGGACCAGCTGTCTGACGTAGGACGAGGATGGGATTTCATACAGAACTGGATTAGCTCCAATGATTCCAAATTCCTGCGAAGCCGTACGGATCACTATGTCCCTCCTGTGTTTGGATTTTATAAGAAAGATAAGCTATATATTTATCCTGAAATATTAACCAAGGTAATGGAAGACGCCGGATATAGCCCGACTAAATTGTTGCGGGAATTTGCGACAGAAGGGAAAATAGAAACAGAATATGAATCAAGTACAGGATTCCTTCGCTATCGGAAAAAAGTTAAAGACCTAAACAACAAATCGGTGCGTGCCGTTGTCATAGACGCACCAGAAAATGAGGATACTTTAGTGTGGTAAAAACTGGGAAAACTGGGAACCACTGGGAAACATACTGGTCCCCTCTGAAAGTGAGTAAAATAGCGGCTTCAAGGCATATATATATAGTAATTCCCAGAGTTCCCAGTATTAAATACATGTTGTATAGGATATACCCCTACCCTTTAAGGTATAGGGGGGTATAAAAAAGTTATGACCCTATTTGTGATTACTGGGAACCTCTGAATGAAGTCTTGAAAGCCGCATGAATACTAGCTTTTTTAAAGAAAAAAGGTTCCCAGTATATTCTGGGAACTTTTGAAGGCGGTGAAATGAATGGAAAATGATGTGGTTGAAGAAGTAAAATCAGTGTTCCAGGAAATTATTTATGAAATACAAAGTCCTCAGACAGAATTGTTGAAAAGAGATCCGACGATACGGGCATTAGTAGATAATATTGTCCGAAGGGTAGAATATCAGAGAAAACCTGAAAACTGGCCAATTGAGGATTATACTGATGATTTTATGCAATATCATCCGGAAGATCATATGTTATGGATGTGGTTGTTTACTCATGCAGCATTTAAATCCAGAGAGCTGGCAGATGTATTATGTATATTACGCGGTAATGGATGCACACTGAAACCTGACGATATATATGGGTATTGCATTGAACCGATAATTGGTAGCGGCCATGGATGGATAGACGAGCAACAGTATAACATAACCAAAGAACCGCTGAATGACCATATTCAAGACCTGTTAGGGTTATTGAAACAATTGCGATATGAAGGAAATAAATCGAAAATTTATGAACAAGGACAATTCAAATATTAAGGAGGAAAAACAATGGCTAAAGCATATAAAGATCCAACGGCGGACATGGCTATCGGTTATCTAACGAGAAAAGAAAAGCATAAGAAATATTTGTTCCGGCGCGCAATTGAAATGCTGGCAAGTATTTGTGGGTTTAAAATACGGGTAACATTTATACGAAAAAACTAATGAAATACAAAGGAGATTGGAAATGGAGCCGAAGAATACAGTTGTTATAAAGTATTATCTGATAAACTACAAAAAAAATATGATGTATATTACCAATGTAAAAGCAGATATTGCTGATTACGAAAAGATGATGTCATTAAATGCTGCTCCCAAGGTTCCATCCTTATCTCTGAGCCCGGGAGGCGGTGGTGTAACTGATAGTCAGCAAGAACGGGAATATTTTAGTAAAGAAGATATCAGGGAAAAGGTTGGAGCATTGCAGGCTGATCTGGGCAAACTAACCCCTATCATGAAACGCCTTAATCGGTCTCTGGAGGCTTTAACAGATACAGATAGAGAAATTATACGCTGTAAATATATTGAAGGGTTCTCGTGGTATATTACAGCGAATGAAGCGCATTGTTCGGAAGGATACTGTAGAAAACGTTGTGAAAAGATATTAGGTATATTGGATGGAATGATTTTTGGGCCAGGGGAAATACCAATACCGACTAAATTATTATATTGATTGTGGATAACTTTTTATTCGTAGCAGATTTGTGCAGATTTGTAGCAAATTTGTAACAGGTTTGGACAAGATACTTGTGGTATAATAAAAGGGTAATATAATATCAAGAAAAAAAGCGCTCACATATTGTGGGTGCTTTTTGTATAAATAAGGTGATTATGGTACGATGCAATAACCAAAAATGCACATATACTAACAATCAGCAGTGTACTATCAATAAGTTGATGATTGTATGAGAGCGATTCCGTTGCTTTGCATACAACTGTTTTCAAAACAAAAGCATCTATTTTCTGGATAGATGCTTTTGCCCAATTTATACAATTGTTTTGTTGCTGTTATTTTTCATGTCGTACATCCTTGAAATCGCCCGGAGTTGTTTTCTGGTTGATAAATTTTCCGGTTTTAGTGTCCCGTTCTACTGCATTTCCATTTGGTGCATGTGTTTGAGTGCGATTTTTTATAGGGCCTTTTCGATATCCGTTTCCCGTATTTTTAGCCATATATTATCATCTCTTTTCAGTACATTTGTAGGTTTGCACATAAATATTATATCAAGTTATATGGAAGGTGACCAGAATGATACCCATAAAAATAAATATTTTAGGTCATGAATATAAAATTATTCTTGACAAAGATTATATTGAAAAAACAGGTGGTAATCCAGGCCAGTGTAATAATTTTCGAAATGAAATACATGTTTACGGTGGTTTGCATGAAAGTGCACAACATGAAGTACTGTTGCATGAAATAATTGAAGCATTAAATTATCGATTAGAATTGGATTTGGAACATTATAAAATTTGTGCTCTTGGAGAAATTCTTAATCAAATATTGATTGAAAATAAAATATATAGTTAAATTGCTTTTTTAGTACAAATTTCAAAACCAACACAATAGGCGGTGGTGAGTATGTAATGGACGTCAAGAGACAAGTACATGATGATTATATTAAGGGCATGAAATACAAGGAAATAGCTGATAAATACGGCATTTCTGTGAATACTATAAAATCATGGAAACAACGTAATAATTGGCAGCGAAAGTTGCAGAAAAAGGGTGCATCCAAAGCAAAAAAAGGTGCACCATTTTGCAATATGAATGCAGTTGGTAATCAAGGCGGACCAGGTGGACCAGAGCGTAACCACAAGGCAGTCACGCATGGCCTGTTTGCAAAGTACTTGCCACCGGAGACGAATGAGCTGGTGCATGCAATTGAAAACAAATCTCCAATTGATATCTTATGGGACACCATCTGTATCAAGTACGCCGCTATTTTGCGGGCGCAGAAAATCATGTATGTCGACGATAAGGAGGATTTTACCGTAAGGCATACCATGAAAAGTATGGACGCCGATGCATATCAGTACACGGAAGCTTGTGAGAAGCAGGCTTCTTTTTTAATGGCGCAGTCACGTGCGATGGGGACACTCAATAATATGATCCGACAGTATGAAGAAATGTGCCGATCTGGGGCGGCTGATGAAGAACAGCAATTGCGAATCGACAAGCTGAAGGCTGAGGTGGATGATTTAAAGAGCTGTGCGGGAGATGATGACGTTCAGATTATAGATAATATGGGTGATGACTGTGAAAAGAATTAAATTATCTAATGTAATAGCTAGTCATTTTGCAAATGTGCATCTGGATTGTAAAATGCATGCCCACACGCATTATTGGCTTAAAGGGGGGCGCGGTAGTACTAAATCCAGTTTTATTAGTTTGGAATTGCTTTTATTGATGATTAAAAATCCATCTTGCCATGCTGTTGTGCTGCGAAAAGTAGGCAATACGATACGGCATTCTACGTTTTCCCAGGTGGGGTGGGCGATTGATGTATTGGGACTTACCAGTAAATTCAAAATAACGCAATCCCCTCCGGAAATTACCTATAAAAAGACCGGGCAGAAAATATTATTTATGGGCGTCGATGATAAATCAAAAATAAAGTCGCTTAAATTACCATTTGGCTATGTTGGCATCGTTTGGTATGAAGAGCTGGACCAATTCTCAGGGATGAATGAAATCAGGAATATTAACCAATCATTGTTACGTGGTGGGGCGATATATTGGTGCTTTTATTCATATAACCCTCCTAAGAGCCGTGATAATTGGGTGAACACAGAGCTTTTAAATGATGATATAGGGCGACTTGTTGACCATTCAAATTATCTACAAGTACCAGCGGAATGGTTAGGGGCTCAATTTATTTTAGAAGCTGAAAAGCTAAGACGGCAACGCCCAGATTTATATGCTCATGAATATCTGGGAGAAGTTACAGGTATAGGCGGGGATGTTTTTGGAAACGTCGAAGAACTCTCTATGGATAATCGAATGATAGAGTCATTTGACAATATCCGTAATGGGATGGACTTTGGATTTGCAACTGACCCATTTGCTTACAATAAAATGCAGTATGACAGCAAACATGATGCTATTTACATCTTTGATGAAGTATATGGACGACAACTTACGAATAAGAAGGCCTATGGATTGATACGCGATAAAATAGGTAACAAGTATGTATATGCTGATTCTGCAGAACCGAAAAGTATTCGTGATTTTTGTGACTTGGGATTGCATTGCCTTCCTGTTAAGAAAGGGGCAGACAGCCGTGATTTCGGAATAAAATGGTTGAGTGACAGGGCTCATATATATATCGATAAACAGCGATGCCCTAACACGTATAGAGAATTTGTGAATTATCAGTTTAGTCAGGATAAAGACGGGAATTTTATTAGCCAATATCCAAAAAACAATGATCATTCTATTGACGCGGTACGATATGCGCTTAAACAGGACATGAGGGGGGATACATTCTCCTTTACATAATAGGGAGGTAAGATGTATGTTTTTAGATAATTTTATTGAATCGCTGCTGCGGATCGGACAGTCGCAGAACATGACAGAAAAACAGTTCCTTGAACGAGAAATACAGGAATGGCTGGTATCAAACAAACGCCAATGGATGTTGGATGGAGTACGGTATTATTGCTGTCGCCAGGATGTCGGTAAAAAGGAACGGACTGTAATCGGAGTTGGTGGGATTGAAACAGTCGTACATAATCTTCCTAATAATAAGCTCATGGACAACAGGTACAGTTTTCTTGTTGACCAAAAGAGCCATTATTTGTTGGCAAAGCCAATAGAAGTGGTGCCTGAAAATGATACAGTAAAAGATGCTCTGAATACTATATTTGGGAAGTCATTTTGCAAAACCATTAAGAATCTCGGAGAAGATGCATTGAATTGTGGAATATCGTATCTATTTCCTTATGCTGATGGAGATGGAACATTGAAATTCAGACGGTTTAAGGGGTATGAAATATTGCCGTTCTGGAAGGATGATGATCACACAGAGCTGGATGCTTTTGCCCGTATATATAATCAGGAAGTATATGAAGGCTCTACCAAGAAAATGGTAAAACGTGTTGAATGGTATAAGCCGGAAGGGGTGCAACACTTTACGTTTGAATCCGGCAGCCTGAAGCCTGATGATGAAGACATTACCCCGTATCTTGTTATTGGCAGTGGTGAAAGCAATGCAGGATATAACTGGGGCAGGGTTCCGTTGGTAGCATTTAAGGCAAATAGTGAAGAGTTGCCATTGATCCAACGCGTAAAAAGCTTGCAGGATGCACTGAACACAATTATGTCGGACTATATGGATAATATGCA